AGACAGAAGCCATCCGGCAAACCTTCATCGAGTACAAGGCAGGTAAAGAGAATGAAACGAGTGCTCTTGAGCGGGCTGTTGCTGATGGCTCTAAGCGGCTGCGTGTCAAAGCCAGTTGTCCAGCAGTGCGTGCCGATGGAACCGTTTCCGGCGGAGCTGTCAGCGGAGCCGCAGAACTTGACGCCTCTGTTAGATCGGATTATTTCGAATTGAAGCGTGGACTCGACCGGCAGTTTGCCGAGTTGCAGTTCTGCCGGTCGGAATTGAGGAAGCGATCAGCTAAGTGATTTACCGATTTCTGCGGCGACTTTAACGATTGCGTATCTTGTTCCGCAGGTGCCTATCTGCGATATGATCTCCGAACTTTGGCCCACGTTGTCGGTGATGCTAGCGGCCACTGAATCATTATCAGGGTAGAAATTGACGCCTATACCCAGCTTAACAGCTAGCCGAAAAGCGTCTCCGTCGTCCGTCAACGGGTTCCACTTAGGCCAAATTTTGGAGCCATCATTTCTCCAGCAACCCCCGCCTTTAGCTACGTTTACTTCAAAGCCGGCGGCCTTCGCCGCTAATTCCAACAACTCGCGATCACTCACAGTAATACTCCTCTTCCTCAGTTGCATTTTGCGCAGCGGCTGTCGCCCGGCAGATAACTTGGGCGTCCTGCGTGAAGTACGCGGCCACTGGCTGGGGCGCTGCGCCGGGGAACGCGATCACGTAAAGCATGGCTAGGATTTTCATTCCGATCCCCACTGCGTAACCTTGATCCCGTGGGCGAGCAGCGCTTCGGTAACGCCTTCGCGGTAGAAAGGAAACAGATGCGGTAGGTCTACGCGAATCGCAGCGCGTGAAGCTTGCCATACCTTCCACGCTTCGTTTGGATCGCGGTAGGTATATCCCCCGCATTCTTCTTTCACTAAGCACAAGGCCGCTTGCTCTGCATTGAGGCATTCTCTATCGCGGTAATACGCCTCAAACTGTTCACGACTAATCATTCCGCTTCACTCCTTTTCGCGGCCCGCACCATGCGAGCGCCGAAGAATTCTACTTTCTCAGCGTTGTATAACGCTTTGTTGTCCGCCTTTACCGCGCCGCCCATGCGGCCAGTGCACGTACGCCATATCGCTTTAAACGCTTCGCCTTCCGCGAAGGTCATGCCGAGCGCTTCAATAATGTCGATGCTCTCGGCGGTGTACGGATTGCCTCGGGAAATGGGGTCAGCAACGTGACATTTGTAATAGTCGACGCTGCCGCCGGTTTTCTGCGCTTCAGCAGGCTCAGGTATAAGCTTTGGCGGCGTGATGTTATCAGGGTCGTATTTAACCCGAGGGTAGTCGGCTTTTCCGCCAGAGCGTAGAAGTTTACAAGCTGGACAGTCCTCGGACTTACCACTGAACCCTAAATGGTCTACGCAAATTCGTTCGTTCATGCTGCATCCTCAATTGGGTTAAAGCCTCGATCGCGCATCGCTCGAAGCAAGATGTCCTGAACCTCCCGCTTGGTCTGCAGGCGCTCCAATACCAACTCGTCCACCGTGTCTGCGGCCAGGATGAAGTGGTGGAACACCGGGCGGTTATGCCCGGCCTGCAACTGGCGCACCGGGCCATTACGCTCGATGATCTGTTGGTGCTCTTCCAAATTCCAATTCACGCTGAAGAACACGAGAATGTTGCCCCCGTCCTGCAGGTTCAAACCGTGCCCCGCACTGGCAGGGTGGGCGAACATGATCGGGATCTCTCCGGCGTTCCACGCGTTGATCGTCTCCGGCTTCTTGTCCAGGTGTCGGCCCTGCGGGAAACGCGCCAGGAGCCGCGCCAAGTCGCTCTTGAAGTTGTACGCGACGAGGACCGGCATACCGGCGGCTTCCTCCAGGATCTCTTCCAGCGCGTTCAGCTTCTCGTCGTGGATCTTCTTCCACTGCGGACCGCCTTCTACGTAGGCCGCGCCTGAAGCTATCTGCAAACACTTCTGGGTCTTGGCAGCAGCATTCAGCGCTTCGACCTGCGAGCCTTCCAAGTCCATGAACATCTGCTTTTCCATGTTCTTGTACAAAACGCGGGCGGCCGGCGGCAACTCTACGCGGATCACGTTTACGATCGGCTCTTTGAGGTCGAACCAGTCCGCTGCGTCGATAGTGATACACACGTCGCCCAGTGCTTTCTGGATCTGCTCCTGCGCCTGGTCGGTCGCCTCTACCCCGAATCCGGTATGCGAAGCGCGGAACCAGCGTTGCTTGAATGCATCGTAGGTGCGTCCGAGACGATCGCCTTTATCCACGAACCACATCTGCCCCCAAAGGTCTTGGAGGCCATTAGGGCTCGGCGTACCCGTCAACAGAATGATTCGCTTGATCTTGGTGTGTGCGACCCGTGCGAGCGCTTTGGCGCGACGCGTACCCTGACGAAGCCGGAAGCCTTTGAGCTTGGTCGCTTCGTCGACTACCACTGTGCGAAAGGGCCACTTGTCCCCGAGGTGTTCGACTAGCCATTCGATCTGCTCGAAGTTCACCGTGTACACGTCCGCTTTGATGCGCAAAGCCGCCTGCCGATCCTTGAGCGCGCCGCAGATCGTCACGACACGGCGATGCTTGAGGTGGTTCCACTTCTGGTACTCCTGCGGCCAGGTGGTACGCGCAACGCGAAGCGGGGCTATGACGAGAACCGGGTAAACATCCTCAGTAAGCGAGAGGTCTTCCAACGCCGTGGCCGTGGAGGGAGTTTTGCCCAAACCCATGCCAGCCCAAACTGCGATTCGCTTAACGCCTTGGATCGCGTCGATGATCAGGTGCTGATATTTGTGGGGTACAAAGTCAATTGCCATACACGAGAACCTTAAACGAAGGGTTGGTATGAACGGTCAAATTGTCCTGCAGTCCGCGGATAATCATATCGACACCTTCCACGCTGTCAGTCCACATAATCTCCGCTCTCGCCTCCCACCTCCGGCCATGGTCGCGCACCTGAGCTTCGGTGGGCTTTTTGCCGGTCGCTTTCAGCTCAACGAACAACACGCGCCCGCTGAAGGTGATCAGCCGATCAGGCACCGAACGACGCTGGGGGCTGGTGAACTTGTCGCACAGCGCGCCAATCTCTTTGCAGCGCTTGACGAGGTACGCTTCGATATCGCGTTCTAGCATGGTCGTTGCTCTACGTAGTCCCAGTTATTCTTTTTCAATTCGAAGACCATCCAGCTTCGGGCTAAATCATCGTCCCATTGCGCTTTAGCGTGATTCTCGTAGGCTTCTACCCAGCAATAACAGGGTCCGTTGAACCCCGGCTGAACTACCAAGTGGTTCGCCCATGTTGGTGCTCGTTTCCAATCCGGCTTTGACATAGCAGTTCTCCTCTAGATGTACGCAAGCTTATGCAAGATTCGACTTGTAGTCAACCTTTCCGGTAGCGATACGCTTCGAAGCCGGCGGCGGCGAGCGGTAAGCCTTTTGTCCAGTCGCAACCGGCGGACATCAGTTCGGCCAGGTGTTCGTGCGTGTAGTCGTCGGTGTCCGGCGCTTCGCTGATGATCTCATCGTGTACGGTCAGGACGATTTCATAACCGGCTTTCTCAATATCCGGCATGCGGTACGCCAACACATCCCTTGCACTTGCTTGTGTAACGTTTTCCGCCAATTTTCCAGAATATGTGCGCAGCCGTTCCCATTTGCGGCTGTACTGGTTGATGCCCATGTACGTGATCTGTCCGTCGTCTTCGACACGCGGTGACGGATAGCAGAGATACCTGCCGCTCGGCAGCATGACGCGCAGCCAAGCGCCGTCTCGGCGGATCTTATGGCGACGGCAGGTTAGGGTTTGGCCTGGGTTGTTGATCGCGTTGCGGCAAGCGTTCTCCAGTTCCTTCCAGTAGCTGACCGTGTTCGGATGCGCTTCCCGCCACAACCGCTTAAAGGATTCGCAAACGATGAACGCTTCTTCTGACAAGCCGTAGGTGCTCTTCCCTTGGCTGATATGCCATTCCATAAAGTCGCGTGCTTCTCGGCGCATCGCTTCGGGGATAGCGCCCCATGCGTTTTTCGCCATCAGCTCAAGGTCGATGTTGAACGCGAGCGAGAACGTGATGAATGCACCAACGCCACCGGCATAACCCAAGGCCAGCTCCATGGTCTTGCCGATCTGACGCATATCCCCGTCCACGGCGGCGGGGTCAATACCGAATGCTTTCGCATAGGCGAGTTTATAGAGGTCAAAGCCGCTACCAGCGTCGAAGTCTCGGAACGCTTGAAGCTTCCATTCTTCACCGGCCAGCCATGCGAGCTTACGCCCTTCGATGTTTGAAAGGTCGGCTACGACCAGCTTCTTGCCCTTGGGCGCGATCACGCAGCCGCGCGTGGCGCTGCTGCACGCTTCCATTACCGTTGTCATACGAGGTCTCCGTACATCGCGTCTTCGATACGCTTTCGCGCTATGGCGAAATATTTATCGTCACGCTCAATGCCTATGAACTTCCGTCCAGTGTTCGCAGCGGCTACGCCAGTGGAACCGCTGCCCATCGTGTTATCGAGCACTGTGTCGCCTTCGTTGGTGTAGGTACGGATCAGGTATTCCATAAGGGCGACAGGCTTTTGAGTGGGGTGGCAGCCGGTTTCACGATCGAATTCAAGTACGCTTATAGGGTTGCGCGCGCCCTCGTTTATCGTATCTTTCCTCTGATTTATCGATCCGTAATTATCCCCAGTGTCGTCTTTCCCTGCGCGCTTCTGCTTGTAAGGCTTGCCGGAGGCCATTTGCTTGTTATATGTCGGCTGCTTAGCCGAGAAAACTAAGACGTCTTCGTGACGCATTAGGTGTTGGCGATTAGCATTTAGGAAATTGGAGGCCACGTTCTTTTTCCACACTAGCGCTTGAGAGAACCATTGAAGGTTGCTAGCTACGAGGGCTGACGTAAACGGTTGAGCGGCGGTTAGAACGAAGGCGCAATTCGGTTTGCCAACACGCTTGTACTCAGCCCACAACTGGTCAAAAGGTATGACGGCATCCCACTTATTCTGCGTCGTGCCGTACGGCAAATCGCACAGCACCATATCGACTGAGCCGTCTGGAATCAGCTTCATCATTTCCAGGCAATCGCCGTGCATTAAGTTCATACCAAATCCTCGGCATCCGCCTTCAAGGCTTCAATCCACAGTTCAATTTCTTTGTTCCTGATCGTAGGACGGGCAAGATTCTGAGGTTGCCATAGTCGACCGGCCCACCGTCCAGTGCGCAACGCACCACAGAACGCGAGAAGCCCCCGCAGCCTGCCGTCTGCACTAACACCGTTCAGAACACGTTTGTACTTCGACACACTGGTCTTACTGGCCTGTGCGCGGACGACAAGCAGCTCTTTGAGTTCCCATGGCAAATCCTCGTCCGCCAGTGCCTTTTCTATGGTGCTGCCTTTCATGTCGGCCAGGGCGATGCCGTACTCGGCAAGAATGTGCTCTAGCATTCTGTCGCGCTGGTTGGCGCTCGACACGGCGCCATCTGTCATGTCATGTGCCTGTCGTGACAGTTCCTCCTGAGCGCGGTCTGACGCCCGGATAGCCGCATGCGCCAAGTCAAGGTCCATCAGCACGCCGCGTTCATTAATCCGCTGGTCTAGTTCCCATAAACCCCGCTCTGCCGCCCGGTAGTTCCAGCGGGGCAGCTTCTTGTAGATCTCGCGCATCGCCTCGATGTCGAGGCGCCCGTACTCGCGAAAGGCTTCCCACTCGATGGGGTGCGTTTCGCGAGTAGCGCGCCGGAGGATCTGATTCTTCGGCCGCGGTTTGCAGAACAGCTGGATCAGCGCCTTGCCGGCCTTGTCCTTAGCTTTGTCCTTAGCAATCCCGAGTATGTCCCCCAGCTTCTCCAAAGCGCCTGGCAGTGAATGTGCCATGGCGCAGACCATCGTATCGAACGTTTCTTCTACTGGTAGCGTAAAGCCGATCGCGTGAGTCATTACCGTACGGTCAAAGGCACTGTTTTGGATTACCTTCTCGTAAGACGGGTCGGCCAGTAGCTCCATAAGATCAGACACGTCTTCATCCCCATCGCGAATCTCGACAGGCCCATCGCCGACCGCCCACTGCCACATGATGATCTCGGCGCCTTCTGCATAACGGTGCGTACCGTTGTTGATCGGCGTTTCGCAGAAGGTTTCCGTGTCCAGGAAAATGCATTTGTCGACGTTCATTGAAACGCGTTCCAGGCGAGAATCGTACGGTCCAAATGGGCGCTGCCGAACATGTGCGTTGATCGCCGTTTCTTCCCCTCTTGCGCGGTAGGAGCGCCGAGTGGTGTAACGCCTAATTCGTCCAGTGCGATGGCATTTTCGCGCAGGGCCCTAAGGTCTATTTTTGGGACGCTGTTTGACATTTCTTCTTTCTCCTGAATTCTGGTAAGGCGCCACCGCCGATCTCGTAAACCCTTTCCCAGCTCGGCCAGTTCAACGTCAGGTCACCACGCTTTTGAGGGATCGGATGAATGCGTGGACGCCCCGGGTGCTTAGAGTTCATCTCGACGAAAATCCCGCGGTGCTCGGCTGCCCTCTTCAGTTCGTGGCCAGCGGAGTATCCGATAATCCTGGCGGCGTACGCCCAGCTGCGGCGCTCCTTTGCCATGCGTTCCAGGGCTTCGCGCAGGTTCTCTCCGGTGTCTTTCAGGTAAGCGAGCGCCCGCGAGGACGGCTCGAAAGGATCTTTGCTAGGGTGACGGGAAAGGAGGTGGCAAAAGCCCTGTGGGGAGTAGCCTAACGCCCTGGCTGTATCGAACCGGTTAAGACCCTGGTCAGCAAAATCGGATACCAGTTGCCAGAACTCGACACCCCATCGCGCTTCTACTAACCGCACACCGGTCACACCCAATCCTCCGAATCCGCCCACTTGATCGCAGCGCCCGCCAGTAGCGATACGCAGACCGAGAAAAGTACAACGCCGATCACGAAGTATCCGATCATTGATTCAGCTCCTTGAGGCAGGCGCGGGCTTGCCATCCAGCCCATTGTACCGATCCAAGATTTCGAAACGCTTCTGCTCCTTCCGGATAGCCGTTTCGAACGAGTACATCAATTTGCGTGTTGCGCCATTTTTCGAATTCTGCATTTTCGTTTATGGTTGGCGCTGTCAGTTCTTTCATTTGTTGCTCGCAGAAACGGTAAAGGAACTGTTCGTAAATAGGACCCTTTCCGGATTTGATTAAGGTCCAGTCTTTGCCATTTTTTATAACTATCGCGCCATCTTCGCAGCGCTCGAATGACCACTCGCCTTTCGGCTGATAAGGAGTAGGCTCAGGCGACACCGCTACCTGCGCGGTCTTCCCGGCCAGGCATGCGTCGATCTCATCGCGGAATTCGCCGCGTGCGTAGATCCTGGCGCGAGTGAGCAGACGGACTAGGTCCATTTTCCGCCGCTCGGCGTCCGCAAGGCGCTGCTGTAGTGCCTTGAAGTAATCGACAGTCTTTTGGCCTGTCTCGGTGCTTGCAACTACGTCAGCAAGAGGAATCGTTGCGCAGATGTGGCCGACCATGGCGCGCCACTGGTCTCGCTCTTCCCGCAAAGCAGCCAGCTCTGCTTCGTATTCAAATGCGTTTTTCATGTCTGCTTCTCCATCCGTGCGCGATATGCCTTGTTCCAGCCGTCCGTCCAGCGTTTGCACGAGAACGAACATTTCTCTGCGTCGAATGGGTTTTCCTTGCGATCCATGCCGCTCAGGAAAGCTGCGTAGCCTTGTTCAAACGCTGTCATTGCGCACCTCGAATTGAATTGGGCAGTACGGGGAATTGTAGTCCTCGCCGTACAGGAATACTGCTTCACCCTGCTCTGCGCGCCACGGGTGAACCCACTGGACGTAACCGTTAAGAACGATCGGGGTTAACATTCGACACCTCCGCAGGAAGGCTGAACATATCACCGGTCAGAGGATCGACGAAGAAGCCGGATACGACCGTGATGCAGAAGCCGACCCAGTACCAAGGCGTGGTGTGCGAGTCGAGTTCGGCTGTCTTGCCGTCCTCGTACTTGACCTGGTAGGTCTGCCCGTCGAAGAATCCGGCCGCTGCGTCCAGCTTGATCTGGTCAGGCGTAGTACCGGTGTGGACACGCTTACCGTCTTCGTCCGTGATGCTGTAGCGCTGGCCGGAGGGCTCAGATAGCACGCTCACGTCGGTGATGCGGTCGTTCATGATGGTAGAGCAGCCGGTAAGGCTGACGAGCAGTGCAGCGGCGATTAGGGTTTTCATGATTATTCTTCCTCGTCTTTATCGTGTGGCGCACCAAGCGCCTGATTCTGGCTTTTAGCAACTATGGCCTTAGTGCCGATGTCGAAAACGTGAAACCACTGGAATCTGTAACGATCCTTTTCCAATAGAGCTTCGCCGTACGCCTTGGCTTCAACGAGAGATCCGAAGCTATCTACTAGGTCGTGTGCTCCGCCCCTTGCGTAGTACGTTTCCCCAGCGAACAAGATGAACCTTGACATCTCCTTTCTCCCTACTTGATGAACGGATAACGCGCTTTGTAGAACTTTGCTGCGTAGAGCGCGGCGGCGGGTTTGTAGCCCTTGGCGCGGAGCTTCTTGTAGCACTGGATGCTGAATGCGATGTTCATACCGGCATCTCCAACTGGTCGATAAATGTGCAATCTTCCTGAGGGCCTTTGTCACAGTGCTCACAGTAACTGTATCCGCAGCGCACACAGCAGGGGCCGTTGTGGTATTCGTAGGACATAGCGAAGTCGTCTACGTTACCTCTTTCGTCAAGCTGCCAAACGTGTCCTCGATCACCTATCTGCATTTCCCGTTACTCCCTGCGTTTGTTTTCGTTAAAGCAAATGTACAACGCATTACTTGTATTGTCTTGCGTATCCCGACGAGCGGTCAACAAAAAGCCCGACGAGAGCCGGGCCTTCTGGTGTTGCTTTGGTTACCGGTTGAAGATCTTAGCGAGGAGAATCCCCACGCCGATCACGGCCAGGAAGAACGCTACCGCCGCTACGCCTCCCCAAAACGGCGCCGTGACCCACCACCAGCTCCAATCAATGTAGCCGGTAAGCTTGAGACCTACGAACAGGACACCGAGCAAACCGATTGCGCTCACGCCGCTGGAAGAACTCGATGATTTGCTCATGCCAGGTCGTCCGCATCAGCGCCGTCTGCGATCTCTTCGAAGTCGCTGGCGTCTGCCGGTGTGCCACCGCCTGAGAACGCTTCGCCGTCGCGCAGGAACTGAACACCTTGCAGTTGGGCGTTGATGCGCTTGCCGTACTGGTTCTCTTGGGCCCATACGTCGATGATGACGTTTACGTGGCAGCCGGAGTAAGGCTTACCGTCTTGCTTAGTTAGCTGAGTGCGGTCACGGTTAACCACGGTCGGGCGGACTGTGTTGTAGGCGTTGAAAAAGATCTGCCCTTCGTAGCCGGCCAAGGATGCTTTGCTGTCGCCGTTGTGGGTCAGAAGGCGATCACCGGCTTTCAGCTCCTTTTTGATGGTCGGCCATTTGTCGCCCCACTTAGCCTTACCGACCTGCTCAATGACAGCATCAAGACCGGCAATACCTGGGTGCTCAGGCGCGAAGAGGAATGCGGCGCTGAATTGCAGATTGCCGTTCTCGGAAGCCTTCGGTTCGAAGATGTTCGGGAAGGAAATGCGCGCGTCTTGAAAAGTATGTTTCATGGTAAATCCTCAGTATCAGTTTATGGTTCTATTGGCTTCGGTTAGTAGCTTCCGCTACCCTGGTTGTGTAAAGCGTCACGTTGAGCTTTTTTCAAGACTTCTAATTCGGCTACACGACGTAGCAATTCGTCGAAAGTAAAATCTTTGTAGTGCTCCATCCACTCCGCTTCGGTGGTAGGTTTAGGCTTTACCGGCTTCATACCAAATCTCCAAAGTCGTCTTCTGCTTCCGCCGGCAGCTCTTCGAACTGCTCTGCAATCGCCATGCTCAACGCAGGACGCTTGTCGCTGGCGGGTGCTACGGATGGCTTGCCATCGCTACGACCGATCAATGGTTGCAGCTTGTTCCACTTGCGCGGGTTGGCCTCCTTCAAGACCTTCTCCGCCGTTGTGGGGCTGATCAGCTTGAAGTCGTACATTTGGTCTACCTTCAGGCGCATTGCCTTCAGCGCGGCCTCCGCTTCCTCCTCGCTGGTCCAGCTACGCGCACCCTGCCGACCTTCGACCAGCTTGTAGCGGGCATCAGTGAACTTACCCGCCAGTAGTCGCCGCTCGACTTCAGCGCGCACCGCTTTGGCAAAGCCTTCGATCATGTCGGCCGCGTCCATCAGCGTCGCCAAGCGCTCGTCCGATGCGTCCGGCAACTTGGCTTCCGCCGCTTCGAGACTCGGCCGGATGTTCGGCTTCTTGACGGTGAAGTGATTGGTGCCGGTGAAGCCGTGGTACGAGTCGCCTTCGGGTTCGTGAAACGTGATCGCTGCCGGCTTCACGTCGAAGGATTGAGCCAACAGCTTTTCGGCTTGTGGCATCTCGACTTTGATGAAACCTTTTTCCAAATCTACAAACTCTTCGGTGATCAGATGCAGCGTGAAGTCTGTTCGCTCTTTGCAAGTTGCGGACGCCTTACAGAAGCGGCATTGCTTGTCACCCGGTACCGCGGCCAAGTTTTCAGGCCCCGCCAGAATGCGTTTCGCAGTCTGCCGGATCACTTCAATCCGCTCGTTCATCTCTGCAACAGACAGCTTCCAAACGTCGAAGTGGTTGAGCCGCGGTTGTAAGATGTGCAGCTCAACATGCTCAATCTCCCCAAGCGCATCGAAGTCAGCGACCGCGGAGGCGCCGTATATGAGCAACTGTTCATTGTCTTCTGCGAAAACCTTGACGCCTCTTCCATATTTCAAATCGGCAATAATTGCCGTATCACCTTTGATAATTACGGTGTCGCTGGTGCCGGTAGCGCCTTCTTCACCTGTTATGAACTCGATCGACAGCGTTTGTTCAGGGTAGATCGTCGCGCCATCGGCCAAGGTGTGGATCACGTCCAAGGTCTTCTGGATCTCGTGCACAATGTCGCGGCCGACCGGGTAAGCGCCGGACGTGTGGAACTCCGCATGACCCTGGTTGACCTGGATGCGCGTTCCAATGAAGTGCTCGGCGTCGACTTTCTTCTCAAGACATTGCTCAAGCAGGAAGTGGGCCGCCGTACCTTCGTCGGAGGCGTCGTTACCTTGGTCCGGATAATCCTTCTCGCGCCACGGCTTCACGTTGCAGAGCATCGCAGCCGGCGCCCCACTAGGGCTGAAAAAGGCGTGTGCCATTATTTAACTCCTTTGAAAACTTTTCTGGCTTCGTCCGCACGGCTGATTATTGGGCCGGCAATGTCACGAATGCTTGTAAGGAATTCGCGAAGATGCGCTTCGTGTGGCTTGAGATACGTCGTTCCGCAGTTCTTGTAGAACATCTCAATGAAAGCTGAATCGCCGTAACCTGCGAGTGCATCAAGCGCCCTGAGTTCGCCTTCTGTGACGGTGAATTTAGCCGTAACTTCTACCGTTGCCTGTTCGGCGATGATAGCCATTGCTCAACCCTCAAGCGCTTGCAGATCGGCGTACACGGCTTCCAGCTTCGCCTGGTCGTTCACGGTGCTGAAGTCATCTTCTTTATCCAGCAGGACTTTCAGGTTGGCAATACCGTGCTTAGCATTCAGCGCCTTGATCGCGTCACGCTGCGTCGGGGCCAGCTTGAGCACCAGTGCGCGGACGGTTTCGTATGGAACTGGCTCGGCTTTCAGCACGTCTTCTTTGACCGCTTCAGCGAGTGCGGTCATTGCCGCTACTGTTTTGTCCTCGGTGATTTCTTTTACAACCGTATCAATTACTTCGGCGTTTTTCTTTTCAGTCTTTGCCGGCTTGTCTTCCGCTTTCGGGGTACGGCCGGCCAGGGAGAGGGTCAGCAGCTTGACGGCTTCGGTGTTTGCGAGCAGCGCTTCGGTATGGGCTTGGATCAGGGCTTCGATCGACATGTTGCAAGTTCCTTTTTGGTTAAGGTGTGCCGCAGATGGTAGAGAGCGGCACAAGGTATGTCAAGTGGTTTAGTTGCTAATACTTGTAGCTATTTACGATGGGAAGAATTCTTCGGGATTCTGCGCCGGGTACACGGTTCCTAACTCGACCATTAGCTGAGCCGCCAGGGCGTAAAGGTGGACTTGCATATCGCCGAAACGCTTTACGCCAGATACACCGCAGTAATGGGCCATACATTCGCTGGTCAGATAATCCCAATTGCTGCAGCCGTCCCATTTCACTTCGCCGTTAAGGATCGGCTGTTCGTCAGAGATAACCCATTTCGTTTCCTCGCCCTCATAGGCGCCGTTTACCTCAAAGACCTTGAACTCGACTTTGTACTGGGTGGCGTCGTGCTCGATGCGGTACGTGGGAAAGTCTTCCTCGTCATATAAAATCTTTTCGCCTTTCATATTCCTTCTCCTTTCACGTTATGGATGCAGTACCAACCATTCGACGGGCTGGAACTGCCTTTGCGGTGGGTGCCGTTGTCGAACGGGAAGCCCGAACACTGGCAGCCATACTTCTTGTGCTCAGTCTTGAGCCGGTACACGTCTACGCGGTACGTGCCGCCGCAGTCGCAATGTACGATCGGCTCTATACCTTTTGCTCGTGCTTCCCGGCACGCTTTGCACTTGCAGCCGTTGCGCATGTTCTCGGGTAGATGGCTCATAGTTCGCCGGCCATCGCAAGACCTACAGCGGCACGGGTAGCGCTTCATCCGAAACTACGGCGCGCGTCCGTAGGATTGTCAAAAAGACGGCAGCCCCAGTAAGTCAAATGCTCGCGATTGAAAAACCGTTTCCGTTCTTCACTTTGCGACATAACCTTTTCGCACGCTTCCGCAAAGGTATCGGCGTATGCGTGACCTAATAGCATTGCTTGGCCGGATTGCCCCGTCGCGGCGTAGCCTTCGGACCAAACGGTAAAGACAGTCATACATCCCTCTTTATCAGTTCAGTACGCAGGATGTGAACATCGCGCGGCGCGGTGAAATTCAGCTTTGCGTGGCCTTTGGCGAGGTCGACGACGCAGACTGATACGCCCTCCGCAATTTGCATGGAGTCGCGGAACCGGACGCGTTCCACCTGGAGGGTGGACAGCAAACGGAATTTGCAGAAACCGCCGGTCACATCGAGGATCTCGACGTATTCCGTTTTGTCGCCGATCAGAAGGCGAACGGACTGGCCGGCTTTACGTGTCAACACGAGATTGGTCATACGTCTTCCTCGACGATTTCGAATTTTCTGTAGCCTTCCGCTGCTAGCACGGTGGCGAGCTGCCGAATTGCATCGCCTGAAATGCCGCAGCGCTTGGCGGCCAGGTGGATGATCTCTTGGCGGGTTTGCTCACGGTCGTCGACGATTGGAACCATTTCGCCCTCGAACACATCGCCGATCCACAGCCAGTGATCAGCTTGCCAGATGATCCAGGTACCCTGACCGCCAGGGCGAGCGTACTGCTCTGTTGCGGACCACTTATGAGTGGCGCCATTTGGAATATTCATTTCGACATCACCCTTTCAATTATCAAATCCACTTCGAACACGCTGGCTTGCATGTCCATGCGTCGCTCAGGTACACGTTTCGTTCCTGCAATCAAATCCTTTTCGTTAAGCGCGTACCCGGTCTGTGTGATCCAGTGCCCGGGGCGCCACGGCGCGAGGTCTGTTACTGGCGGCTGAAGCATGGCGCACCTCCTAGGAGAAATAGAACGCGATGAGCATCAAGGCAACGATGGTCAGGAACATGAAGTCGGCGTCGTCCATGCTAGGTCTCCCGCTTTGGGATCAGCCCGTTAACAGCAAGCCGTACGGACATTCCGGATGGCTGCCCGAGGTTCTCGCATAGACCTGTACCGAGTACGTAGAGTCCGGCTTCGTCAATGTTGAAGGCCATTCCCAAGCGCTCGCACGCTTCCAGCGACTCGGCCAGGGTTAGTAACGCTTCAGCCTGTGCGCGGGTGATCATTCTTCGAACTCCTCTTCTACAGAGTCGATGAGCCCTTCGATCTCGGCGTCTTTCAAAGCCGGTTCGTTTACCCCGGCGTGTTCAGCGGCTTCTGCTAGTTCCCAAGCGCGCTCTAGGAGTTCGCGCAGTTGCTTCTCTGAAATATTCACGGCTTGCGTACTCCTAGCAGTTGTTCGGGGACGACGCGCATGGTGGTAGGCCCTACGGCCACGTCGTAGCTCTTCTGGCCGACCTTCACGACACGCGCCAGGCACTTGTGGTACTCGCTCTGCGTGTCGTTAATGCGAACGGTCTGATTGGGTTTGAAGCGTTTCACGGAAGGAAACTCCCGAGGTAGGTCAACGCTTTTTGCACAGCCGGTAAACCTAAGGCAATCAGCAGATAAATCACGAAGCCTACCGCTACCCACAAAACGAAGATCTTCGCTACGTTTTTCCACCCATGATGGAGTGCCATCACGTACGCGATACCTCCGAACAGAATTACCGCTACGATTATCGGCGCCAAATTAACTTCCATCTTTCCCTCTCCTCAATATCTGCATTTGTGTGACGCAACTATACAACACGAAACTTGCGATTGCTTGTAGGTCCGACGAACGGTTAGGGTTTCAGCTCATCCCGGACGAGCATAGAAAAGCTTCGGCCGTTACCGCGAAATGTTATCTCGCCTTTTTGCTCGTCGATCTCGATTGTCATCAGGTGCTTTTCACCCCAGTTAAGACCAAGGGTGCGCAGCGCATCTTTGAATTCGTCGTAGAGCCAATCGGCATTGAATTTCATGACGACGCTCCCATCATGTCATCGCCGGCGCACTGACCATTGCAATCGTGATCACCGCACTCCGGGCAAGGCGGGCTGCAGTCGTTGGCGCAACGTGGGCATAGATCGTCATCGTCTAAATCCCACATAGCGGTTCCGCACTTCTGGCAATCTTCGCTCATTTCTTCCGATCTCCGCGTGATGTGTTGATCAAAGGCTTCTGGCCGTCCTTCAACGGCCAGGGTGATTCGGTATGGCAATCCAGGCAGTAGATAATGCGTAGGCTGCTCATGCGTATCACGTCCGGGTTACCGCACTTAGGGCATTGGAGGGTCATGCTTCGCCTCTATTGAGGCCGTCGTCAGAGTGTTGGGTACCATAAGCCCCGGCGCCACCGTCGACGTTGGTAGCCCCTATGCTCGACAGGATTAGGAGCATGGTTTCCGGCTCGCCGTGGTAAGGTCGAAGACTAGAACCGTCGCCCCCTCCGAAAAGCATAATGTTGTCGGCTTTCATCTCGCCAAGAAGTTTCTCTAAGCGCTTCTCATACTTCGCTACTTTGCCAGGGTCTATCCCCGCAGCCATACATTCCGCGTAGTTCACGCTATAAATCCTCCTGGCATGGTTTTCACGTATCGCTGTGCCGCGGGCTCGTGCATCTGACCTTTGGCGCAGTCGCTGGTGTTGACTTTGGGCATCTTGGGTTTCTTAGGCTTGGGCATCGGAAGAATCCTCAGTTGCCCGGCTTGCGCCGGGCTTTGTGATCACACGTATTCGAATTCGGTTGATTTTATCGAGACGTTGTAGATATCCCACTGCGATACCGGCTTTAGCTCTACTACCCGAGCTATGTGAATAATGCGATCGGCACCTACGCGGTAGCGTTTGCCTTGATAAAACTTCGCCTTGCTGAGAACTTTGTCGATGCAGGTAGCACCAAGGATGCGACCGTCACTTACCTTTATCCCGTGCTTAAGAGGGCGCCCGCAGTGGTTGCAAACTTCGTCTTGCGAGTAGCCGGTGATAGTGAAAGTCGCCATTTTGGATCTCCCTGCTGTTTCGTTTGGTGTGATGCAAATCTAATTGCATTCTGTTGTATTGTCTAGCGCTATTTGCTTTTCCTGTTAAATACCGTAGGATGCGCCCATCGACTCCCTAAACAGAAGAGAAGCACCGATGGACAAGAAACTCGACGCGCTGAACAAATACGCACTGGAACACCGCGCCACACTGGCCGTGATGAACGCACTGGTCAGTGCCAAAGCCTACAGCGGCATACTCGATACGGTAGTCCGCGCTGGCAGCCTTGACGACGTAGCCGAAAAGCTTGGAGTGACCTACCAGGCTGTCCAGCACTGGCTGAAGCTCGGTTACGTGCCACTAGGCCGTATCCCTGAGATTGAAAGAACCTACGGCGTTCCGCGTAAAGATTTGATGAACCCGAAGTACGCTGCCGCCCTCGCCGAGCCTAACTTCTCGTCCGACGTATAAGCCGTGGGAGCCGCGAAGATGGCCAAGGCATTAGAGAGTCTGCAGGCGCCTGCCGCCTTGCGGGAATTGAAACAGTGGCTGGTGTGGAAGTTCGAACCAAACCCGAAACCTGGTAAGAAAGATCTCAAGGTTCCTTATTACGCCAAGTCCGGCACCAAACGCGGCTGGATGCCCGGCGTGCGCAGTAAGAAAGTCGGCCAGGGTTCCGCCGATGAACTGCCGCTGCTGGTGACCTTCGACGAGGCACTCGCCGCAGCGCAAGAGCGCGGCATGACCGGCATCGGTCTCGCGATGGTGCCCGGGCAACCGGTTACCGCCTTGGACTTCGACCACTGTGTC